GGTTCCGAGGCGCGATTATTTTGTGCGAGTTGACTTGAAAACACTTGCGTCAACAAAGGATAAAGAAAAGATGAACTACCCTTGCTTGCTAATTAAAAAAATCATTGAAATCTCACCATCAAAATATAACCCACGAACCATCAGCGACGAGTCGATGGGAAGGCTAACAAAAAGCCTCGCCGAGTTTGGAAATATTCAGCCGATAACTTGGAACGCTCGAACTGGAAATGTGGTTGGAGGCCACCAGAGGCTCAAAGTTTATCAAGCGATGGGCAAGACAGAGGTGGAGGTGTGGGCAGTCGATCTAAGCGAGCAGAAGGAGAAGGCGGCAAACATAGCCCTCAACAAACTGAGTGGAGAATTCGATATGCCGATGCTCAAAGATATCCTAGAGGAAATCGACACAGGCGATCTGGATATGGAAGTAACAGGGTTTGCTATGGATGAGATCGCCGAAATGATGGAATCCGTGCATCCAATAGAGGAGGACGAAGTACCAGAGGTTCCGGTGGATGCAATTACCAAGCTGGGTGTCTTGTGGCTTCTTGGGGAACATAGGCTTTTATGCGGGGATTCAACGAAGGCAGAGGATGTGGCTAGGCTGATGAATGGAGAAAAGGCAGATATGGTTTTTACCGATCCCCCATATGGATTTAACTATGTTAAAAAATCAAATGGGGAATCGATAGAAAACGATGGAGATGAATTTGCACAAGTCATTAAAGACGCAATCGCAAATGTTAGAGTAGACACCGCCTATATTTGCGGTGACTCTAAAACTGCAAAAAAGTTTTTAGGCGCAACATCAGAACTAGGAAGCCCCAAAAATTGCATTGTTTGGATTAAACCAATTCAACACAGAATGCACAGATATGAACCTTGTCACGAATTTATATGGTATTGGGGAGACAACGGGAATCCTTTTTATGGTGCGAATATTTTTGAATGCAAAAGAGAAATACAAAAATTTCACCCAACAATTAAGCCAACTAAACTAATAGAATATTGCTTGAAATCTCATACGGACAAAAAAATAGTTATAGATTTTTTTGGTGGTTCTGGTGGGACGGTATTGGCTTGTGAAAGAATTAAAAAACAAGCCAGAATTATTGAAATCAGTCCCAACTACTGCGATGTGATAGTGAAGCGATGGGAAAACCTCACCAACAAGAAGGCCACGCTTGCCAAATGAACGAGGACTATGCCTCTGCCATAGCCCTAGCCAATGATTACGCAAAAAGAACTCCGAGAAAAATGGAGCATCGACAAGGGGCAACTTTCAAGAATGGTGAAGCGGGGGATGCCCCTTACCTCTGAATCGGACGCTCAACGATGGCGATTGGCAAATCAAACAAGGGTAAGCACAGCAAGGTCAATCCTTCCGAAATCGTTGCCGTCCTCCGAGCCACAGAAAGAATTAGACGCAAGCTCATTCAGATTGGTAAATTCCTTGGGAAGATTGGAGAGGTCAAAGAAAATAGAGGTGGCCGCATACGATCTAGTGGTAAAAGCAAAGAACGCAGAAAATCCAGTTGCGATGCGGTCTGCAATCAATGGATGGGGCGAAGCCAAGAAGCGAGTATCAGAAGCAGAAATGGAACACGCTCGCTATGAGGAAACAACAAGGCAGACGATTAGGATGGACGAAGTGCGGGAGTTTATCACAACTTGGTTCGGAGCAATCCGAAACCTAATGGACGCCATGCCCTCCTCCCTTTCAGCCCGAGCCAATCCCTCTGACCCAGAGTGTGCGAAGGTGGCCATCCAAGAAGGGGTAGATCAGATTTTTATCACCATCCAAAAAGCAGAAGGAGAGTTCAAATGATATTAGCGTTAAAAATAGCCGTTGGGATAGTGCTCGCAGTCGTGATTCTCAATGTGGCGTTCTGGGGCTTCATCATTCTAGCCTATCTGATCGTCACCTTCTTTGAGTGTATTGGGAAGTGGATTAACAAGTGAACGAGTGCTTCCTGCTTTTGCTGGTTGCCATATCAATCCTTGGCCTTAGCCTTTCGCAATTCGACGAATGAAACGCTCCCCACTAAAACGCAAGACCCCGCTACGCCGAGTCTCTAAAAAGAGGAAGTTGCAGAACGATGTGTATAGGGAAGTGCGAGAGCAGTTCCTAACTCTCAACCCTCTCTGCCAAGTATGTTCAAGTGTAGCAAGCCAAGTTCACCACAGGCGGGGGAGATTTGGGGACAGGCTCAATGAGGTAGAGTTCTTCTTGGCGGTGTGCTTTGATTGCCATCACAAGATTCATATGAATCCGAAATGGGCTTATGAAAAGAGCCTTATGGTGAGGCGATGAACACGCTTGCGGAAATCAACGGATTCACTAGGGATTTATTCAAGCCAAGGGAACATCTTTCAATACCAGAATGGGCAGAGAAGAATCTCACTCTTTCGGCAAGGGTGACGAACATACCGGGGGCGTATTCAACCAACTTAACGCCCTATGTCCGAGAACCCCTAGAGGCTTTCGGGGATGATTCAGTTCGGCGGGTGTGCCTAGTTTGGGGAGCGCAGACCTCCAAGACTACAACTATTCTCGCTGGCCTAGCCTATCGACTAGCCGAGCGGCCTTGCCCTGCGCTTTGGGTGATGCCGTCCGAGGCTCTTGCTAGATCGTTCTCTGAAACTCGATGGCTACCGATGATTGATGACTGCCCAGCCCTAGCCAAAGAAAAGCCCGACAACACAGACAAGATCAAGATTCTGGAACAGCATTTTAGAAAGATGAGCCTTTGGTTTGTGGGAAGCAACAGCCCTGCCAATCTTGCCTCTCGTAGCGTTTCCCTTTTGATGCTCGATGAGGTGGACAAATATCCAGAGGCAGGGTCTAGCAAAACAGAGGCGGGAGCGTTGCAACTGGCAGAGGCTAGAGTTAGCACCTACCCGAATCATCTAATCATAACCACCAGCACCCCGACTACGGCAGATAGCACGATATGGAGCGAGTGGCTTAAAGGGGATATGCGGTTCTTCTTTGTGCCTTGTCCGCATTGTGGATTGAAACAGAAACTTATTTGGGGGCAAATCAAGTGGGACGATAAAGCAAAGTTAGAGGATAGCGTCTATGACTTCGCCTTAGTAAAATCATCAGCCTTTTATGAGTGTGAAGGATGCAAGAAGCCAATTACTGACGGACAAAAAACCGCTATGCTTAGAGGGGGGGAGTGGAGGCCAACTAATCCTAATTGCGAAAAAAATAGACGCTCCTACCACCTCAACGGCCTCTATGCCCCTTGGGTTACATTTGGGAGCTTGGCGGTGAAGTTCCTGCAAGATAAATATGCGGGAATCGTGGGCTTACAAGATTTTATCAATCGAGTCTTGGCCGAGCCTTGGCTTGAACACGAACAGGAACGAATCGAGATTAAGGCGGGTGGCTACAAAATGGGAGAGGTTAGGGAGGGCGAGAAGTGCGTGATGAGCGTCGATGTTCAAGAGTCCGGTGGATTTCACACTTGGGTTCTTGTTCGAGCCTACAACGATGAAGGCAAGTCTCGGATGGTATGGGCTGGCCGCCTTGAGACTTGGGGCGATATAGAAGCAAAGGCAGAGGAGTTTAAGGTACTACCCAAGATGGTCTTTATTGATTCGGGCGATCAAACTAGAGATGTCTATTATCAATGTTGCTTGCACGGCTGGATGGCCTTGGTTGGTTCAGATCGTTCCTCCTTCTCAGAGATTGTGGGGGAAAAAAAAGTCACTCGACCCTTTGCAAGAATCTCTAATGGCGACCCCTTATCGGGTAAGGCAGGGCAATCTAGGATTGGGTGGAAGTGGAGGCTATGTCCAGTTTGGCGGTGGTCTAACCCTAGCATCAAAGACATATTCTCGAACCTCCTCCACGCAGACGGATTCGTGGCCGACGATGCCCCCGAAGTTTGGCACACCCATATTCGGGCAGAGGTAAAGGTGGCGGTGAAGAATCCGCTAACTGGTAGGACTAGGATGGTCTGGAAGCAAATCGGAAAGCAGAACCACTTACTCGATTGTGAGTGCATGAACATCGTCGGGGCTGGGCTTTACAAGCTACTACGGATTTCTCCCGCTAGCTTGACAGAAGAGGAAATCAATGGCGAAGGGTGATTTTATTGGGCTACCCCTAGCCACCCTAACTTCCTTGCGTGATAAATATGTCACCTGTTTGGAAGCTATTGCGGTGGCGGGTAGCTCGTATTCGATAGCGGGACGCTCTTTTTCGAGGGCGAACCTCGGGGAGGTTTCGTCAACCATCGCCGAACTAACTCTTGCCATTCAAAATATAAGTGGCACAAGGATTCGTACAACCTACGCAAAATTTGGCCCGTGAAGAAAATATCCCTTAACCTAATCGACCGAGCCGTGGCCTTGGTCAACCCACAAGCGGGAGTTGAGAGAGCGATTGCAAGGGCAAAGCTGACACATTTTAATTACGATGCGACTAAGTACAATCGGGAACGCAAAGGCCCGAGCGTGTTACAGGGTGCAGAGAGTTATCGGACTGGATATGATCGTATTGAATTAATGAAGCGGAGCAGGGACTTGGCCGAGAATGTTGGGTTGGTTCGATCTATCCTAATGAAGTTTGCCTCGCACACGGCGGCCAATGTTTCCTACCAAGCACGGACTAGCGAGCCAGCGGTGAAT